TTAGACTTTTTTCAAATACTTTCTCGCAACCCATCCACTAGGAATCTTTGCCCAATTTCCATCGAATTGAGATACAGTGACACGAGTACCGTAATTAAGACATCCGTCCTTATCGTAATCGTGAGCCTTAGCGTTCTTAGTTAATTCCTCATATGTCTTTCTTCTACAGTTAGCCCCTGGTCCTGTTCTGACGCTTAAATCACTAGCAGTAATCATATAAGTACCTAAAGCATTAGATGCATTGCTCTGTGGCTTAGGTGTAGGAGTTTCAACGTGTTCATTAACACTCTTATTTAAGATACCCTCTACAATTGCCTTTGCGCACTTGTCAGCGTTCCATTTCACTTTATCAATAGCGTTGTCAACAAAGCAGCACTCAACAAGTAGTGCTGGAGAATTAGTCTTTCTCAACACATATAACTTAGTAGATGTTTTAACACCTCTGTTTCTAATGCCTAGAGTGTTAGAAATATTCTTGACGATTCTTTCAGCTTCATCTTTGGCTTTTGAGTTGTCGCTATAGACATATACCTCTGTACCTGTTCCGCCTCCAGCGTTGAGATGAATAGAGACATCTAAGTCAACCTTATGATCATTACACTTGTTTACAATTGCTTTTAGGTTAGAATTCTGGTCTTTTCCATTATCATCAGTACAGTCATATACTGTATGTCCGTTTGCTCTTAACAACTCAATGACTTTATTTTTAACTTTTCTGTCTTCATTGACTTCATCTAATAAACCACTTGCTCCGCGACATTTTAAACTATGTCCACCATGTACGTTAATAATCATACTTTATACCTTCTTTCTTATAATTCAATTCCTTCGATTTCCGCTCTAATCTTAAGAGTGCGAATATAATTTCCTAAATGCTTCTTTTGCTCCTTGAGTAACTCAAGCGAACATCTAGGAATGAATGTCAAAGTACGTGCCTCGTATTTGACAGTCATATCATCTAACTTGTCATATCTGATTTTAGCCTGCCAGTATTCTGCTTTAAATCTGTCTTTATATTCAGCACTGTTCATTAGTTCTACTGTGTCTTGTAATTCCATGTTTTATTCTCCTTTGTTAATAGCATTTTCTGCTACTTCTAGTCCTTTTGTTAAAACTGATGGTACATTGTCTCCGGCTTCCACGAAGTTCTCAATGATGCTGCGTAACTCATTAATAATAAGTGATGCTAAAGTAAACCAACCTACGTATGTAGTAATTGTTAGATCAACATTGATAGTCTGACCGATCTCGATGAAAATTGCTGATGCAAGGAATGCTACTAGCACCATTAACCAATAGCCTAGTTTCTTCCATACACCTCTGACTCCTTTAGCGGAATTTTCTTTGCCTGTTAATCTAGATTTTCTAATTCCTGTGATGTAGTCAATGATGTTTAATGTTAAAAAACCCACAAATAAAAACCAATGTGTGCCTAATGCAGCAGTCAATACTGCTACAATAGTGCCTCCGATTGCGTTAATCGCATCCATGTATTTTAATGATGTGTCATATAATTTCATATTTTCTTCTCCTTAAGCATAGCAGTACACGAATGTACCGCAGATATATTGGTTGTTGATGTTGTTTCTGATTGATGTCAGAGTGAAATGGTTTGCCGTCATATCATTAGTCCTTGGATAGAATCTAATGACTAATCCAGCATCAGAAGCACCATTTGGAACAGGGATAAAAAGATTATGGTTAGGTGCTTTATCATTTGGAAAGTCCTCCCACATATACCCCATCGTGTTCCCACCGATTGTTGCATTTATGAGCCCGTCCCATTTCAATTCGCATAACTTAAATGCGCTGTTATATCTGTACTGCAGTTTGACACCGCATCCGTTAGTTCCACACGAAATCCAGTTTGACCAACCGACATCTTTATGCTGTATCTTCTTATTTGTCAATACAGGAATCCATGTATCAATCTGATTTTCGGTGTCGAAATCAAAGGCATAACCGTTATAGGACTGTGCTTCAAGAGGCATATCAACCTTCAATTTACCGCTTTCAGCCTTACATCCAACTCCGATTCCTCGACCATCAGCAGAAAAATCCAAGAGTTTGAATGATGGTGCGATTGCAGCATAAGATGCAACGCCGTCTGTTGTGAAGTAATCCTTAATAAGCACTCTGAAAGAATAAGCATTATCTGTACTGAACTTACCAGCAGATGATATGTATACCTTGTTCTCGCCACTGTATGAATCTGTGTAAGTCGCAAGAGTGGTCCACGTTTCTCCATTTTTATACTGAACCATGACAGACTTATCATTTTTATTTGCAACAGGTGCAATTGAAAATGAATAAGTAATCTTAACCGCTGTACCTTCATCGTCTGCTTTGTTAGTCGAAACATTCCAACGCTGTGCAGTTACATTCTTGACTGCTGGTGACCACCACTCTGTAACATTAATGTTTTTAGACAGTGTAGCCTTCTGACCTCTCGAATCTGTAACCGTTGATTTAAGAACAACTGTACCAGAAGACTTGAGTGGCTGTGTCGTAAAGAAACTGTTAGGGCCAGGTATGCTCTGTCCGTCAATTTCATTCTGATAGTAAGTGATTGTAGCACCATTCTTCGTTGAAGTAGATACATTACATTTGACTTTCGAAACACCTTGTATAATTGTTGATGCTCCGAATCTATTTGCGATAGTAGTATCTTCATTTGTATATGTGATTCCTGTTACAGTAGGCTCATAACCCGATGGAAGTACTAAATCCAATCGACAGTAGTTAGTGCCTATGTATTTGCCAGCACGATTGTATGTGTCTACCTTGAACGTCATATATGAATATGACGCATTAGTCATCTTGTTGATAAGTGAAGTCGGTACAGTCCACTTAAATTCATCATTCCACTGATTAGCAGCAATCTGTACATTCGTATCATAATAACTGTACGATATTACATGTCCGAAATCAGATGATGCTCTAGGTGTCTTGATTGTGACACTGTTGCCAAAATATACAGACACTGGAGAACAGTATGGCTTTGTCGCTCTAGGGATGACATCGCAGTCGATACCACCCGAAGCCGATACACTGCCCACGTAATTACCGGATAATGTAACTTTGAGTTCCTGTGAGAATGAAAAATCAAAATGCTTGCCACCGTTGCTATCATGCGGAATCTTGATATTCGTAACTGTTGCTAAAGTTTTTGTACCTGTTCCTCCGATAGTTACACCACCGGACCAGATAAGGACACCATTTGCCCACATAGAGCCGTATTTTGTTGCACTAGAGCTGATATTCCACTTATAGTACTTTGTCAGTGTAGCAGTCCACAAATCATAGTTTCCGTCAACATTGACACTTGTTCGTGTCATTGTCATTGTGACATTACCATTGCCACCACCAAACGATGCACTGCATGATGCACTTGTTGCCATCAGTCACCACCTACTTTCTTAAATGTTAATGATCCATCGCTATTAACAATGAATCCGAAGTTTCCGATTCTTAAGGAACTAGAAACCTCGATATTTGAGTTATACATTCTGTTATTGGCAAAATACGCTACCTCGTCATTGTTCTGAAGAATAGAGTACTTGCTGTTTGTCTGTTTGGTTTTGAATTCAGATTCCTGTTTACCTATCTCAATACCATCCGCATTGAATCTGATATAAGTGTTCAGCTGAGTCTGATTGTTTGAAACCTTGTCAGAAAGGGAAGTAAAGTCTTCTTTCTTTACAAATCCCATCTGAATGCTTTCTGTTGTCTGCTGGATAGTAGATACAGTAGAAGCAAGGTTTGCGCCGTCAGAGGCACTGTAATAATTCTCTGATACAGTCTGTAAGATGGATGCCTTAGTCTGCTCAATAGATGAAGAAGCATCCTTAGTCGCCTGCTGCAGCTGACTGTTCATGTTGTTTATTCTGTTGTCGTAATCATCAATGATTGACTTTAGGTCATTTGCAAGCACTGGGGTGGTCGTTGTATATGTTCCATCATCCCATAATATTTTTGACCTAACCCAGTAATAATGCTTGTCAATGTAGTCATCGGGAACGCTTTTCCACCCGTCACTGTCTGAATCGGGCATTTGTGTTGAAGAATCAGACAGATAATACTCCGGAGTGATTGAGCGAATTCCCTGCCCGTCCTCGCCATCATTGACTCTCACGAGGGTCATGCTAGCCGATGCCTTAATCATATGATTATCCTTCTAACTGTGCGCTGAATGTTGCCTTGTTTGTAATATCGCCGGCACCGATTGTATATGTTGCCCCTGTTGCTACTGCAGTAGTTCCACCATCCTTGTACCACTTGATGGTTCCTAATGCAGATAAAGCTGACCCTGTAACTTCAACTCCACCCTTGTATACATGAGCAGTTAAAGTTGTAGCAATAGCGGTATTCTTGAAAATTGTTCCACCGCTTGAAGTGATCGCCATTGTGATAGCGTCTAAGCCATCTTTTCCATTCGTTCCGTTTGTTCCTTTGTAAGATACGGAATATGATTCAGTAGACTTACCATCTGAATATACAACAACAGTCTTTGTCCATAGATACTGACCATTTGCCACACTAGGAACTGTTGAACTCCATGTTCCTGTTGGAGGAGTAGTGCCACTTGTGCCTGCCTGGTATGTAACTGATGTTGAACTTACAGTAACGCTTGTACCATTTGAACCGTTAGAGCCGTTAGTACCTTTGTAAGAAACTGAGTACGCTTCTGTAGATTTGCCGTCAGAGTACTTAACTACTGTCTTAGTCCACAAGAACTGTCCATTCGGTACGCTCGGAACAGTAGTACTCCATTCTCCTGTCGGCTTAGTAGTACCACTTGTACCAACCTGGTAAGTTACAGAAGTCGAACTCACAGTAACGCTGGTACCATTCTGACCTGTCTGCCCCTTGAATGCGATTGAGTAACTGAATGTCTTGTTGATTGTGATATCACCATCAACGACGATAGGGATAGTAATAGTACCACTCTTAGTTAATGCAGATGTTGCAGTAACTGTAATTGTTGGCATTGGTGACTTACCGTCAGACACTGCTGAAATTCCTGTAGGACATGTGATAGTTCCTACTGTGCATGGAACCTGTTCACTACCACATAATGCCATTACCTGTGTAGTAGTTGTCTGTGTGCCGTTTACAGAAGTAGTAGTACCTAAGAATGTATAGTTGTCATTAGTTAATACAACCGAATAACCATCGGTTAAGTCGATAACGTCAATCTGATTGACCGCTTTAATTGCCATAATTTTCCTCCTAAATGTTTAATTCGCAGTTGAATACTGCCTTGAATTTAATGTCTTTTGCTGAAATAGTAAACATGAACCCGTTATCGTTGAGTCTTGAATCATCTAACGGAATCTTACTGAATTCTGTCTCACCATGCCTTTTTATGAGCCATTGGAGATATGCACCATCTCCGAATGTTTCTCTCAACTTAGAAGAGTTATCAATCACAACTCCACCCACATATACGCTCACTGTAAATATAGTTGCCACATCACTGTTCTTGAATGTCGTGCCATTTGATGATTCTATACATAACAATATAGAATCCTCACCTTTAGCACCTGTGATACATACTGGTGTACTGTATGTGACAGTATCATTGATTGTAGTGGCAGTTCTCTGCCATATATATAATCCAGGACGCCAAGTCGGTGCAGTCTCTGACCACCCTGTTTCGGGAGGTGTAACTCCATCTGTTGAACTAGCATACTCGCAAACAAACTTCTTAACTGAACCCTGTGCCTGTTTGATTGCTTCTCCAGCCTTTTCTTCAACTTCTGTAACCCTTAGCGATATCTTCTCATTAGACAGGCTTAATTGAGCCATCTTGTCATTGATGCCTTCCTGTTCCTTTGCGATTATATCTAGTTTCAATGATTCCTGGTCCTGCTGGACCTGCAGCTTTCTGATTCGTGTTGTATTAGATACACGATTCACTGTCTTTTCTTCATTCTTTGTTGTCACACTGCCGTCAACCGTAGACATAGAGAACTGTCCACCCTTGTAATTAACAGTTAGATCCGATACAAAGAAAGTGAATTCATTACTGTTATAATTGACAAGACAACCAGGAAGAAGATTATCAATCGAGATCATTGTGACATTCTTCACCTGGTTGAAAGCCAATCCTTTAAGTCTGTCATAGATGCTGTCTATAATGCTCTGTTCATCTGCATATAGATTTGCTGAATCAATAAATAGCGTATTTCCTGTTTCGTCGCCTTTAGAAAGAGGATTGAGCCCATTTTCAGCATATACTCTTGTGAGTGTATACACTTCATTCTTCTCATAGTCTGTTAAATCCTGTGTAGCAGCAAAGGCGCTCTTTTCAATTGGTACAAACCTAATAGAATCAATTCCCTCTGCATAGACATTTGCTGCAAACAGTTCCGCAATCCATCCGAGATAGTCTCTTATTACAATCGTGTTATCGTACCATGATACGCTCTTATCAAGAACGTACTGCGGTATTCCTTCACGAATAATAGAAAGACCAGTCAGACTTTCAATCTCGTCTAGCTGGTCTTTTATAGTGACAGGATAAGACAGTTTAGTATCGTATGCCTTGTCAAGAGAATAGTTGTTGTCATACATCTTAAGAGTGAGTTCCTTGGTGTACTTCTCCGGCTGATCATACACCTTGAAGTATCTTGTATCAGATGCATCATTCTCCTTGACTTCCCAGTACTTGCTGATGTCGATATTGTCAAGAATGCCATCATAGTTATCGAACTTCATTGTCAGTTCAATTGATGGCACGTTGCCTATCATACGGCAGTCAGCAAAAGAGACAGACATCTTATAATCAAGAAGTCTGTCCGTTACATTTGTCTCTCCATATTTTATAAGCATATGATCACACCTCAATCAGAGAGAAAGAGAATGAATCTGCCTTTAGACCAGACTGCACTCTCTTATAATTGTACTTCTTATTTGAAGCATACATCTTCTTGGTTCCTCTGATACCATGATCAGGAATGTAGAGTTCTGCCGTGAACTCTGCCGGAGTGAGTACCTTCAAAATATTCATTACATCTGTGAATGTATTCAACTTATATGTACATGTAATCTTAAGCATGTTAGAACGTATTCTATTTCTTCTTAAGATGCCTGTTGAGACAGGTCTGACACTGTCCGAATCTAGATCATTGATTTCTACGCTAATCTCTGAAGGAGTCGGAATAAGTGTTCCGTTTATCTTGATTTTCGCTTCATCTGCCATTTATTCCACCTCCTAATAGTCAAATACAGGCTTGCCTGTGCGTGCTTCATAGTCCTTAATATTGTCAATCACCATCTTAGTGATTACTCTGCCATCATCAAGTACCAATTTAATGACGTAGGTAGCGCCTGTGCCGTCATTCTGAGAAAGTGATAATCTTTCTGAAATCTTTTCAGCAATCATATCAAGTCCCTGTGTGTTTCTCTGTAATGGTATTACTGCTTCTGTTCCTGCTTCACCAATATTGGCAATAGTGGATGCACTTACGATACCACCTTTTGCGAGTCTAGGAATCCTAGGAATTGAGAATCCTTTTCCACCGACACCAGGAACCCAATCAGGAATCTTTATCTTGCCGATACCACTTAAGAATTTGTTAATTCCATCAATCATAAAATTCAATGGAGCCTTGAAGATGTGTCCTAATCCGGAAACAATGCCCTCAAATATCTGCTTAACACCAAGCCATGCTCTCCTCCAATTGCCTGAGAACACGCCACCGATGAAGTTAGCTAGACCCATGAAAATAACCTGTACGGAATTGATGATAGGACCCATGTAGTCTCTGAACACCTTGACGACATTCTTAACCGTTTCAAACACATTCTTCCATTTGAAACCGAAAGTTCCTTCCATCCAAGTTCCTAATCCATTAAAGAATCCTCTGATACCATCAACAACAGTGTGAATTACTGCACCTGCGCCCTGGATAATACCTCCAATTGCTGCGAACACAATTCTAAATGTGCCTTGAAGATGTGTTAGTGATAACTGGAAGACTGGCCCTAAAATATCAAGAATTGTACTAAAAATCGGTGTTACAAATTTTAATAAATCACTAACAATTCCCATGATATCCTTAAAAACTGTTTCCCATACATTCCACAGTGGTTTTAGCACCATATTCACAAAATCTTTAATGATGCCTGCTACTGTACTGATAACAGGTGCAACAATATTCATAAACACCTTCTGAACAATAGTGGCGATATTTCCTAGAATGCTTACTATGTCATCTCTGAAACTCTTACTCTTCTGCCATAAATCTACAACTGTAGCAATGACTGCCCCTATGATGACATTTACAGGATTCACAGCCATTACAATAGATGCGAATATCTGTGGAAGAATTCCGAACGCACCGCTCAATGCAGTTGCAAGTGATGCCCAACCTGAAAATACTCCCACTGCAATCTGTATCTGTGTGATGACAGTGCCAAGAATTCCGGCAAGAGTAGAAAATAATGATAATCCCGCAATAGCTGAAAGTATGCCAAGAATAAGACCTACATTATCTGCTATGAAAGAGAATAGCCCATCAATGATACCAAGAACCACATTCACTGCACCTAATACAACAGTCCAGTCAATGGCTTTTGTGATATCCCTCACCATTTTCAGAATCTCATTGATGATCTTCAATATAGAGTTAAATATATTCCATAAATGCTGGATGATTGAATCACCTAGGCCTGCAGTGTTCCATGCATCGGCCAATCCTTGAGAGATATTGCCAATTATCTTGAAGATGTTAGTGAATATCTTCAATATCAGTTCGACAGTCTTTGCACCTGTGCCGTTTTCCCACACCGTGTACATTGACTTGCCGATTTCCATAAGAAGGTTCTTGACGCCATTGAATGCATATACTGCAGCTGCAATCATCGGCGCTCCAAACTTATCCCATGACTGCTTTAAAGGCTGAAAGAATTCAGCAACCTTCTTCTTGATTTCTTCTAACTGCTTGTCTACTTCTTCGAGTGGTGCAGTCATACTTCCAGTATCAAACGCATCAGCACCTATGCTTCCTATATCACCAATGCCACCGGAACCACCAACACCGCCCGAACCACCTGAGCCACCTGAAGATGGATCACTTGAACTATTGCTTGAATTGATGTTATTGATTGCATCGAATCCAGCAAGAGCTCCGTTCAATTCCTTCTTGAGTTTAGAAGCATTTCCTGCCGCTTTCTTTAATCCGCTACCTGTTCCGCTTGCTCCTTTAGAAAGCTTCTGTGAACTATCGGAAGCATTATTCATATTCTTTGCAAGAGTCCCTGTGTTTCCTGCTGCCTTTTTAGCATTGTTGGACACACCACCAAAGGAAGAACTTAACTTCTTTGATTTACCGCCAAACAGTGCCGTCAGATACCCAACGGCGACCATAACAACTTTAGTGAATGCAACAACATATGGGATGCATGAATTAATTGCCTTTGCAATATTGGTAAAGAATCCAGCAATATTAGACTGTCCGATTGTGTTCATTACATCTGACATACCTCTAACAATAGCTGTTCTCATATTAGCGATTGATGTAGCAATTCCACCTGTCGCATTTCTTGCCTGTTCCTCAAATGACTGATAGCCGTTAATACCCTGAGTGTTTAACTGCATAAGAGTATTCATGAACTGGTCCATTGATACAGTTCCATTTCTTAATGCCTCGCCTAGTGCAGAAGCATTAACAAAACCCATGGCCTCAGCCACCTGTTTCATCTGTGCAGGCATTGCGGTCATCGCTGAACGCCATTCAAACATATCGGGTTTACCCTTAGCATATGACTGTGACAACTGTTCTAGAGCTGATTTCTGTATCTCAGAACTTGCACCACCTGCTAGAATGGCATTATTAAGTGCAAGGAACATATCTGTTGATTTAGAGATATTACTGTTCACTGATGTGAATCTCTGTACTGCGCCTGATGCATCATCTAGGGTTGTTGGGAGCCCAATAAGCTTATTGCTTAGTTTCTGTACAGATGCATTCGCCTGAACGCTGTCAGCGCCTAAATTCGACATTACTCGGCTATAGTTGCTAAGAGTATCAACTCTCTTGATTGCAGCATCAACATTGCCTAATATCGTTGATTTAATCATAGAAGCAATGCCAAGACCTGCCACAATATTGCGAATGCTCTTGAATGAATTGCCAATAGATCCTGTTACCTTATCAACATGATTCTTTAGGCTGGTGACTTCATTCTTCACGCTGTTCAGTTCTGATTTCGCTGATTTCGTCTGAGCAGATATCACTATCTGCAGTTCCTCTACCGTCATTCTGCATCACCGCCTTTCTTTTTCTTAATGCTTCATTATGTCTTCTACTGAAGGCAATACGAGAAGATCTAGCGCTTGCGACCTCTTTTCTTTCCTTCTCTTTTTCAAACTCTTTCCTATCCTCTTCAAAAAGTGAAGGATAGAAGTCCCACAATTGTGTAGGAGTGAATGAATCATCCTTGCCATTAAGGACAGCAGAAATACAATCCCTTATCTGAAAGGCCTGTATCTGAAGAGATATCGCTTCCTGTCGCACCATTTCTTTTTTCTTTCTTTCATGTGCTGAAATAATATCGAATAGCTCATCTAACGAATAATTCCAAAATGAAAAGGGGTCTACTCCAGCATCAAGCGCTGGATCATAGACCGCCTTGTATATGTAATCTGTAATCAGGATATCTTCTAGAGATTCTTCTTGGCTTCCGCCATTTCCTTTTCCATTTTCGTTTCGAGAGCCCCAGAGAAAAAACCCGATACCTGGAACAATGGAATTAGAATATCACTGAGGAACTCTGTCTGTGAGCCACCTTCATCAATGTATCTATCAAACATATCATTCACATCGCTTCTGTCGATGTTACTGTTGAATTTCTGAAGACCACCATGAACGATGTCCAGCATAGTGCATAATGGTGTCATGCCTGTTTCTGTATTGAGAAGATTGATAAGACTTCCACCATACATCTGTTCTAGTCTTGAGATTTCTCCTGTTGTAAGTTTTAATTTATATTCTTCTTCACCTATCTTCCAAATGATGAAGGGTTTTCTTTTTGCTTTTACTTCCATTTATCTATATCTTCCTTTCTATGCTGCTACTGGATCAGTAACAGTGAGTTCAGATTGTAATGCGATTGAAATTGTGAATTCAATAGCATCATTAACACCACCACCCGCTCTCTTAACAGTAACCTGTCCTGAGAATGTAGTTGCAGTGCCGTCCTTCAATGTTTCCTTGAACATTGCGGTAGCTCCTGATTTTTCTAGTTCTCTCATTAATCTGTACGAAGATGTTTCTTTACTGTTGTCATACTTGAATGTATATTCAAGGTCTCCAGGGTCTCCGATACCAAACTCATAGACCTTAACTGCATCATCAAGTGAAGAGTTTTCAACTTTTTCTTTTTCAATACCCATGTCAGGAATCTTCTTCAACCCTGGAAGGTCAGTAAAAGAAGTTCCCTTGTTTGTCTTGTCATATGATAATTTAGCGCCATTTGCTAGCATTATAAAATTCCTCCTTATCAGTTACATACCATGATAGATGTATTCACTATCATAATATGCTTCATAACTCATTTTTTTGTGTCTTAGTCCTGATGCATCATCAATATCTCTGCATGATACTCTCTTGAGCCCCATAGCTGATAATGCCTTATCAACTCTCAAGGCTGTACCTGACGTACTCTTAGTATCCCAGATTTCGATTCTGTAAAGGACATGTGATATCTGCTCCTTATCATCCGTCCATTCCGATACGCTATTATCTTCCTCAACGTACTGAACCGCTGGAAGATTAGCCCAATCCTTAGGATAGATATCAGTGACTTCAAGGCCTTCATCTGTTAGAGCCTTATATACTTTATCTTTAATGTTGATCATAAGTTCCTAATCCTTTTCGATTAACTGGCTGATTACAATACCAGCCTCTTTTACTGCTTTCTTTTCAGTCTTTTTTGCTCCCTGATACATGAATGGCTGTGCAGCCTGTCCGTCCGACTTGTAATATCTCTTACCATCAACCTCAATGACTACCCAATGGTAATGTTTTATCGCGCTGTCTGATAGCTTATCTTCCGGAATCCACCAAGGCTCCATAGTGTAAGATGGATTTGCGTATGGAGATATTCCAGAATGGTCTGCAGCACCTTTTCGACCTGTTCCGAATTCGACATATTGAGCATATGCCTTATTTGTATAAACATATCCCTTGTCGCCTTCAACACGTGTCTTGATTGAGTTTCTTAATGCACCATCATTAACAGGGCATTCAAGCACGCACCCACTTCTTATGGTTTCCGCAGCCTTTCCAAGAACCTGTTCAGGATTCTCAAGTACTGCATCTATAGCGCGAAGCGTTCTAAATAATTCATTAGCACCATTGAGACTCATTTAATAATCTTCTCCAATTCAAAGAGGTAGTGCCTGTTATATTCCTTCATGCTGATGATTCTGTAATCCGGTTCATCAATTGACTGATTATAGACATTCACTCCCCACTTTTCAGTGGGTCTGAAATCATCATCCAAATTCTTAGGAAGAATCATATTAAGAATGTAGTTCAGTCTCTCCCCATACATTTCAGCCTGTAACTTACCGGATGCAGGCCATATCTCAAGAAGCATTGATTTTCTCTTGATCCACTTTTCAGTAGTGACACCTTCGCCGTCCTTTTCGATGACAGGCTCATATACAGGATAGTTCTTAAGCGCTGAAAGTCTCATTGGTTCCCCTCAGGCTTCTTTTCGTGAACGATTCCTCCTGCACGAATCAGTCTCAAGTTGTTGAGAGTTGAGAGAATATCTTCAAAAGTGGAAGACTGAAAAGTAGATGTTATGCCACCTTCTGAATGCGATGACTCTCCGACCATGCCCTCTCTGAAGTACATGGCACATGCTAGATCAGCCACACAGAAATCCATTGCAGTGATATATACAGTGCGGTTTGTATGTGCAAGAGCACGCTGTTTTGCCATTTCAACATAGATTTTTGCACGCCCCTGACTCGTTCCTGTTCTTTCAGCAACAATCTCAACTAGATCCATAGATTACTCCTCCTGCATCTTAGTGAGAACTGCGACCAATTCCTTTTTAACAAGACTAGAATATCCGCTAACGCCCTTTTCCTTTGCAATAGTCTTTAACTGGTCAACAGTCATATCGTTGAGATCTGTCACTTCTGCATTTTCTACAGGAGTATCTTCATCATTCTTCTTGTCTTCAATGACACGATATCCCTGTTCAGTATAACGCTGAAGGTCATCCTCATGGATGACTCTTTCAACGTTGATTCTTTTTACAATGATCATTATGCATCAGCTGAGACGTTAGCAATGATTAGGTCAAGCATGTTGTCCTTTTCCCAGCAGTCATGATATCTTCTATAGTCAATCTGCCAAGCATTTGCATCCTGGTTAGTATCAGGGTCAAATACTCTTGTCTTGTCCTGCTTAGTAACACCGATAACACTATTGATTGGCGCCATTAAGAAGTTTACATTCTTAGCAGTTTCACCCTTTGTATATCCACCTGCGTCTTTTGTTGCTCCAGCATCAACCTTGATAGCTGAATACATTCTGTTCTTTGGTGTAGGAATGAATGTGATTTCATCAAGCTTATAGATGTCTAATGTGATATTTCCAATAGTTAATTTACCTGATGTAAGGTTGCTGTTTACCATCTTTTCCTTTAATAATCTTAAAGTATCATATGTAATATGACAGATGATATCGCCCTGATATCCTTTATCACGGATAGTATCCGCTGCCTTTTCTAATTCAGAAAGAATATTCTGTTCAGTCAGTGCAGTTGTTAGGATGTTTGCTGATTTCTTTGCTGTAACATCAGAAACAACCTTAGAAATACGGTAAGCATCTACTTCAGGGGCAACATGTAAACGCTGGAATTCTCCCATGACAGTGCCAGCAGATGCCACAAAGTTAGTTTCATTTACATCCATTGCATCAAGAAGGAACTTTCTTCCACGGTCCTGTGTCATTTTGAATGTTTCATATTCAAGAGTAACAGCACCCTGTTTATATCCTTCATCTCTGTTATAGTCACCTAAGCCGACTAATGACATCTTAGGGATTTTTACCTCTGCACCACCGTCATACTTAATCTGTCCGGCATTGGCATCCATCCATGATGTAAGAGTGAGATGCTCCATCTGTTTATCTAATTCAGTCTGAAAAATAGTTGAATACTCTAATGTGTTAATTGCCATGTTCTATACCTCTTTTCTAAAATTTAAGTGCATTCGCGAATGCCTTTCTTGCATTCTCTTCTTCAGCAGTCAATACATTGTTTTTTGCCTTGTCTAAAGGTGCTTTCCCTTTTAATCGGTCATCAACAGACTGCTGAACTGCTCCCTTGAATGCTTTAGAGAGTCTTTTGACAGATTCATTTACGGAATCAGCATCAGTGTAGTCAATGAAATCAGCCATGTCTGCTGGAACTCCTGCAGCATTAAGCTGTTCCTTGGCAACTGCAGTCAGTTCTCTACGAGTAATTGCTGCTTCTCTATTGTCAAGTTCTTCTTTTCTCTTGTCTTCCTCATACTGCTTCTTTTCATCATCTGTCATCTTTTGAAGCCTTTCGGCTTCCGTATGATCCTTATCCCACTTCTTTCTTGCTCGGGCAAGTCTCTTCTGGACGATTCTGTCCACATCGTCTTCTGTGAGGGTTGTTACTTTGCCTTTATCTTCTTCCGGTTCACCTGACTGCGCATTATCAGGATTCCCTTCATCGCCTGTATCATCTTCCCCCTCTTCCCCTTCTTCCGCAAAAAGCTGAAGGTTCAAAGGCATCATATTCTTAATGTATTCCATAACTTAATTCCTCCGTTTATAGTCCGTATGACTGTTATATCCATGCACCTTTTAATGTCATATGCACGTTATGGACAGACAGAAAAAAAGAAGAACATCAATCGCTCTTCTGTCTGCTTCTGTATTTCATCAATGCTTTAGGTTTTCTTTCCTTGGGAGGCGGACAGTACTCTTCATATGTCTCGTGTGAGAGTTTTCCGCATATCATGCACATATATGTCACCTTCTTAACAATGACGTGCCTACGGCTGTCAAAATGACTTTTACAGTCATACTCGAAGTACTGGTGATGATGTGGTTTCAATCCTTCAGCCATATGGTTCTCCTTTCTTGAAATTGAGCAAAATAAAAACCGACTAGATAGTCGGCTTATACGAACGGTAATATGTCTTTCAAGTCTTTCATAAATCGCTTGGCTTTTTCAATAGTTGAATTATCAGTAAGGTATTCTATTCCTTTTGGTGTAATCTCACATTTATCAAGGTTGTATATATCTATGTTTTCATCTATATCCTGGTCAATTACTATCCCACTGATATATCCATCATTCAACAGATTCACAATGACATAAGTCCAGTACTTTCTGTTGATCTGCAGATATTTACTGTCATGTCTTATGAGTGATGCATCAATATCCTTCCCTTGCTTTAGCTGCATATACAGGTAGGATAGAATCTGATAAACAATTACATGATAATCATCTCTTGCCATATTTCATTATTCCTTTTTATTCATTTCGTCTCTAAAGGCATCTTCATAATCAAGTTTGCCTGAATTAAGTACAAAATCTCTATCACGCTTCATTTCATCCAATTCTTCCTGTGTTTCAACGTGCACCCCTACAACAATCCTGTCTATGTTCTCATAAGTATGATAAAACATATAGTTTACTCCATCGTTAAGTGTAGGATATAATTCTGCTTCTATAGTTGCTAAAGCTAATGAAACACGCAAAGCAAACATCGGGTCACCTTGAAAAGAAGGCCCTAAGTCATCAAGATGGAACATCCCTCGTGATTGATCCCCGGTTTCATAATCCGTCCTAAAGTCATGTTTAAAATCAGAATATTCGCTCATTTTTTCACCCTCTTTTTAATATTGTTTAATGCATCGGTTTTGTAATTTCTATAATCCCATAATTTGTTATTTTTCCCAGATACAACATTTATTTTGATGTTTGCATCTATAACTTCTTTCTTGTTTACAAGTTCATTATAAACTGAATCACAGCTAAAACACATGCTTTTTTGAGATAAGATGAAAATTTCTTGATTTTTTAATTCTCCTTTTAAAATTTTGTCATAAATATATTCAAAAAACTTATATTCTGTATCGACATCTCTAGAATATTCGCCCTCGTGTCCCTTATATGGAACTGTTTTTAAATGAGGCGTCAATCTGGCATTATCAGGCGATAAAATTAATTTTGATTTTTCTCCTTTATAATTCAAATAATTAGAGTCAGATACTTTTGAAATTTGGCTTGAAGCAATATATATATCATCACCAATTTTCATTGAAGCAACATTTCCTCTTCCTGCTTTGGTTGTCATATATTCGTCTTTTGCAGTAAGGGCTTCTTTATCTAGTTCTAGAATCGTTTCAGCATCGACTTTACCATAGTCTGTTTTATAACGATTCACTGTCCTGAATTTATACTTTAAATCATTCCACTGGCTCTTATTGCCATATTTTACTTCCTGAAACTTTTCTAATGAACCAGGAACTAACTTGCTTCCAAGAACATTGCAGTAATTTTGGTACTGAATCTTATCTCTAGAATAATTCTTAGCTGACTTCTCAGCAGTGTTGATTGCTTCAGCACCATGCTTTTCAACCATTCTCTTATGCCACTCTTTATAAGTCTCGTCCGCCGGAACTTTTATTTTTTCACCTGTAACAGGGTCTCTAGCAAATCTTTCTAGATTATGCATAGTTTCATCATCAAGATTCGTAATAGTCGTAGAACGGCACCATGGGTGCATTGGAGGGGCGTTTACACCTGTCTTCTTATCATCTACCCTGTATACGCTTCCGTCCTTCTCACGGCAAATTTGAGACGTTCTAAGGTCTAGTGTTGCAACGAATCTATACAACTCTATGCCGTAATCCCTGTAAGCCTGGAAGTGCGCTTCATTGTGAATGTATGATGATTCGGTTCTGACAAGTCTTCTAGCATTGTTTCTACCAGAAAGGAACTGTTCGTTGATTGAGTCGGTCATTTCCTTTTCAGTCTTTCCTGTGAGCGCTCCTATCATGAGTTCCTCTTTTAATGCATCAGCCACCTTCTGAGTATTATTCCATACTCTTTCAGAATAGTTCTGACCTGACCACTTCTTTTTTAGAATGGTTTCAAGAGCGCCTTCATCAATGGGGCCTGTCTGAAGATCTAGACCGCTCATTCTTGCAGCTTCATACACCGCATGGTGATAACTGCTTTCATAGACCTGTCGCATCGTCTTCCCTATGGCATCTCTTTCCTTGGATGCAACCGCATTGATTAGCCTGTTTATTGACTTATCAATATCATTAAGCCTCTTCATACGATTCTTATATGCTGGGGCTTCCAATTCTGCTAGTACCTCTCTTTTTTGGGCACCTGTCTTATTCTTGTATGCTTCAAGCAGTTTTTCGAAATTTCTGCTGTCAGCCTCTGAAAGAAGATTAATAGCCTGGTCTCTTGTCAGATGATGCTTTGAAGCGAATCTATTGAATATTCCCTCAATCTGTTTGGCAGTGTAGATTGCAGCCTTGCTATAGATTACGCTCAACTCCTTGGCGCAGTCCTCGGCTAACTGCATATCCTTGTACATGTTCCTTGCTTCTCGCATCTCCCAGTACTTTATATTTTTGATGTTAGTCATAACAGAACACTATTATTCCTTGTCTTTATCATCATTATCATCTTCCTCGTGATCATCTGTTTCTTCTTCATCTTCTGGAGGAGTATTCTGATTTTCGGTATCAAATAACTGCTTCTGTGTTTCAAGTGCTTCCTGTTGTTCTTTTTTGACTTCTTTCATTTCATCATCAACGTTTGAAACAAAGTCAAGGAGTGCAAGAAGTGTCTTAGTTGATACAACACCTTTAAGGTTCGCAATGATCTGTGATAATTCAAGACGGTTCTGTGGGAGTCCTCTTGTAAATACAGGCTCAATCATTGACTGATCAGCAGCAATCGCCTTTAGATTGAGGTAAGTACAGAAAATTCTTATACGCTTCTTAAGCCCTTTCTTGTAATATCTCTCTTTTGTCTTGGTGAGGGTCTCAAGGGCTAGAAGCTTATATTGAATGGCAATGCCTGAACTGTTGCCAGCAAAGTTTTCATCTGTCAGATTAGGAACGTGAGAAAGTGAATAGATATCTTCCTTTATTGAACGCTTGAGTGTTTCCACCGCATTCTCGTCAAATGTTCTAGTCAGATATTCAGAGCGTGCATCACTAGGAAGTTCCATAACACCATTCTTACGGATAGCCTGGAGAGCTTTTGTTGCTTCTTCATCGTCATCACCTAAAAGAGCACCATAGACAACAAGTACTGCGTCAATGAACTGCTCCTTATCGTTGATTCTGTCAGAGCATAATGTATTGTATGCGTCAATAAGAGAAATCTGCTGTTCATAGTCTCCAATGCAGTCCATGTTGTTTCTATACTCAATGATAGGGTCCTCACCTAAGAAATGTGGGTAAGGCTCACCTAGTTCTGAAAACTCGCCTTTTTCGAATTCTTCATTGCATGTGATTCCGATTCTTGTGACATAGTTCTCAGTTGTTACTGTTGCGATGATATTGAACCTGTCAGTAGAATCATCTTTTTCAATCGAATAATAAACGCTGAATAGTTCATGCTGTTCAATTGAAGCATCGAAAACCTTGAATGTTGACAATGGGTCAAGTGTCTTGGTCATCAGCTTGCTTTCATGCTCACATAAGTAAACATACTCATAAGCGACACCAGCACGTGACATATTGATAGCATTGCATGAATCTGTATCATCTGTTTCAGCATCAACGAAAGCACCTGTCAGCTTGTCAATATTGCCGTCTTCTGTATTCTTCTTGAATGTGATGGGGTTTGAAAGAAAATAGCCCGTTGCTGTATCTGATATATCTTTAGCATGATTTACCATGATCTTATTGTTCGGCTGGTTCTTGAACTTCTTTTCCCTGTTCATGATGGCATGCTTACCAAAGTAATAGCCGACATTCTTCAATATCTCAGGAGCACGAATGCTGTAATGCTTGCTAATGAGACGAAGAATCATGCTTCTGTCTATGTTTGTCTCGTCGAATTTTTCTCGCGGAATTGTGAAAGTATAATACATCTTTTAAAATCTCCTCTTTCCTGCTCTTGCCTTCTTCATAAGGATTTCATTTTCTATAGCATATCTAACCGCATCTATAGTGTGGTTGTTTCTGTCGGGGAAGTCCCCTCTAAGGTTGCCATCTCTATCCATTTCAATTTCATAGTCATTGAATTCACGTGCAGCATTGGGGCATCTAATAGGATCTATAATTATCTTGTCTAGGTCCTGAAGGAACTTTATTCCGTTGTCTACACTGTCAGCGCCTTTCTTTGCACCGATGATATTGAGACCTAATAACTTGAATTCATTAATGGTTCTTGGCTCGGCTGAATCGGCAGTGACTAGCTTATTGAGTGGGTTGATCTCCTTGATAAGTTTGACGGCCTTGGCATTTGATAGTCTAGTTCCATATACTTCACCAAAAATAAAAAGACGCCTGCGCGTCTTGTCATAGTTTGCTTTGACATATGCCAATGGGTCACCAGCATAACCAAAGTCTAGTCCGTTTTTTAATCTATCGAATACCTGTATTTCCTCGTCGGTTATCTCTCGTATATCAAGGTTTGTAAAAACCTCACTACCTGTACCGGTTACCTCACCTAGATAGTCATGCTTATACTTATCAGGCTTTGTCTCCTTCATGTGGTTGGCTTCAATTAGAAACTGCTCCCCAAGCCATTGTGGTGGCGCCTGTAAGTAAGTTGTATGGGAGACATATGTATCATCCCTTTTCACTAGAACTTGCCTATTGCACCAATTTCTTTGTGATTCAGGAGGGTTGAAGGAATAAAAGACACAATACTCATGTCCACCACGTAAAAGAGACTGATTAATATTGGTTATCTTGTCATACGTTTCGAATTCGTCACATTCTTCATACCATACGTATTTCACATAGCCGACAAACACCTTGATAGATTTCAACTTCTTAGGGTTGTCAGCACCCTTGAAGATTATCTGCTGTCCTGTCGGCCTGTATGTCATCTGTAACTTGGATTCAGGTATATCCCAATCTTCTTCAGCCTTCAGCATGAATATACCCCATTTAATCTGCTCGTATACTGAACCTCTTAAAGTGTCCTTTACTCGTCTGATAACAACGGCATTACTCATTACACCACGTTTCGCATCTCTCATAATCCCTAGAGGAATCTCTGTGCCAATGAAAGAAGATTTTAAGGAACCACGCCCACCCTTAAGCCAGTAATGTGTATATGCATTAGTCTTAACGTATTTATGAAGATCATAGAACGCTGGGCCTATAATGTCAGAAAGCTTTGCTTTATTCGATGTCATCTATAATTACTATCTGTCCATTTGACTTGATGTCAAGACTGCTACCAGGCTTGTTACCGCTCAAGTCTCTAATGAATTCTGCTGCCTTAGTGTCGCCCTTCATTGCCTTCTGAACCTGTTTAATGAGTATTGCATCCTGTACAGTCACATTCTTGCCATTCAATGCAGCAAAGTTCTTTATTGTGTCCACATCAGCTATCTTACCGGATTTGAGAGACATGGAAAGAAGCGATGCAAGATTGTCTTTCATTGCCTTCTTTTCTCTTCTTGCCTTGACAGATGCAAGTCCGCCTTTACGGCCGTTCTCTCTTCTTTCTTCTGGTGTCATGTTTGCGAACTCACTTTTTGCCATTTGCTATCACCTGCCTTTTTATTTATTGATTTTTTTATTAGCTAAATTTATTGTCAATTCACCATTTTCATAACATAAAAAAGGAGCCCTTAAGAGCTCCTAAATTCTTAGCAGTCAACCGGAATTGAACCGATGCCTTGTCTATCAACCTGTTCTGCCAGCCTAAACTATCTTCTGCTAAGATAATCATGCCATACTTTTTCAACGCTTTCAACCATTTTCTTTTCTTCCTTGGTTAATCTAGTAGCGCCTTTTTTGCCATCATTCTCATTATGAAAATATCCGTGATGTACATGGGGGTCTAAGCCTGCATGTTTATGCCCAAAATTTATTTCTTTGACATGCTTGTTTTCTTTATCGAAATAGACAATTTTTATCAAATCATCTCCACCAGTAAGCGCATATACCCTTCCTTTTGTCATTGTTTCCATAAGACTTTCGGAATCTCTTGAATTCGATTGAATAAATTTAACATTCCCACTTACAAGTGCTTTACCATTAGAATCTTTTACAGCGTGAAATTGTGAGCCGTATACATTTCTCTTTTTGCTTATTCCACTAGATGCACCTCTACCACCCATTTTTTTATACTTCCTTTTATTTTTTTCTAGTACTTTATTGAATTTATATTTGATATCTCTACGTTTAAGATAGTATGCCTCAGTATGCCAATGTCATCTTAAACCTTTCGAGTGCCTTTAACATTACATTGCCGACCAGTATGATCTGTGTCTATTAACGCCTTTCTTTGAACTTCTGACAGTATAATCTGTTTTTCTATTTGCTGACTCTTTAGCATAATCAGCGTTCATTTTTTCTACTGCCTTATCAGATAAAATTGAAGCCTTTCCCTTTCCGACCTTATTAACACGTTTGATAATCGCATCAACATTCCCGTACTTATCGTAAGCTTTTTGAAAAGGATGGTTACTATCAAAATAGCGTACCAAATCCCCACGCGCATTTTTTGGTGTTGCGAACGAGATTTTTCCGCCAATAACTATATAATGATTTGTGTTCCCTTTTTCATCAGTAATGCTAAAGCCATTGTATTTAGCATTGCTCGCTTTGCCTCTTCTTCCACTTGATGCACCTCTACCACCCATATATATTATGCTCCTTTCGATATACGATTTATATATTTTTTAAGTTTTTCATTTTTTCTGTCACATGATTGTCATAGTATTTCACATTAGCACCCTTGAAGTCATAGCCAATGTCACCACCATAGACAAGCACATTCTTAGGCTTCAGCCTCTTCATGGCTTCGTCCATGCCCTGTGTCCATATCTTTGTGGCTTCCTTGCTGCGCTTAACTCCAATAGTAGAAACTGAAATTGTACTGTTAGAAGGAATACCATCAAAACAAAAAGTAAATGTTTCTGGTTCAGCCCATGATACAGTAGGAATCACTCTAAGCCCTCTATCCTGATAGATCTGACCAATTAAACGGCTTCTGTATACATTCCATATCTTCATGGCCATAGGCATATCCATGTAAAGAGAAAAGTCAGGAGTAAGAATACAGTCAAACTGCGCCAGCTTATCAACATACATCTGAGGAGATGCCCAAATTCTTTCAAATTGATAGTCATCAATATAAAAATGAACACCTGATTCATATCTATCAGAATTCAATACATAATTGAAGCCAACAAGATCATCCGGAATATAGTCAATTCTTTCAAGTGTAGGCATCTGATAGAATCCTATTGCTCTAAGTTCATCATATTCATCCAGGTTATATGCGTTCCCTGTTCTTTCTCTTTCATTAACCTTTTCAGAATCGTCTTCCTCAGGTTCTTCAAATTCAATTGACTCAAACCCAAACGAATCCATGTCAATGCTGATAATGTCATCAAGTTCACCGCTTAGGATTTCAAAATCCCATTCTGCTTTCTCTGATACCTTGTTATCTGCTAGTCTAAAAGCCTTAATCTGCTCGTCTGAGAGGTCATCGGCTACTATGCATGGAACAGTCTCAAGTCCTAGCTTTAGCGCTGCTTTAAACCTTGTATGACCGCATACGATGATATTATTCTTATCAACAACTATAGGAACCTTAAAACCAAACTCCTTGATGCTGTTCATCACCATTGGAACGGCTTCATCATTCCTTCTAGGATTGCGACTATAAGGGATTAGATCAGCAACAGGCTTCTGCGTTATCTTGATGTCATTCATCTGTTATTCTCCTTCCCGGCAAAATAAAAAGAGGCTGTATGTGCCTCTATCTCTGCATGGACTCTTATGTATTTACATAATACCACACTATTGTTATTACAAATCATTAACAATTAGGACTTTTTCACATAATAACTGATAATTCTTTAACTGCATCGAGTATATACGTTCTTACTGTTGCTGGAGAATAGTCCATAATTTCAGCAATATCATATACACTCAAACACTCTATATATCGATAAAACAGTATGTTTCTATATGTCATACTGCTCAATCTTTCAATAGAATCCTTTATTTCTTGCATCTGAGACAAGTATTCATCTTTCATGATGATGTAATCATTTTGAGTTTTAGGCTCGCCATAAGAACATCTTTGAGCATCGTCATATCTGATTGATTTAACATTAATCATTTTATTGTTGATATACTCTACCCTGTTAGCCATGCTTTTATATGATTTTAGAAATGTTCTTGTCTCGTCAATTGTCATAAAGAATCCTCCTGATTACTCAAAAATAAAAAATAAATAAATCACTATCACCAGTACAAATAAAATGAAAAACAAAAATTAACCTCCTTTCTGGAGAAGAAGAAAACAGTCCTTTACTCTTCCTATTGGTTTTCAATTTGTGTCTTCTCTTCTCCCAGCAACACCATAACTTTAGTTGGATAGCAAAATTAGCGCTTCATACTCTTATTCTTTGCAAAAGAAGGTGAATGAGATTGAAGCAAAGCCATGACACTGCTGTTGTTTGTTGGTTTTAGAATAGAAAAATATGTTGGGGCATCAAGTCCATGAGAGGAACTTGCTTTTAGAAACAAATCTATTAAGAGTAATCCATATAGATTTTCTTATTTTAAATTTTCTTATGAGTTAAATATAAAGAACTCAATGCCCTGTGTAGTTATCTTAAGTCTCCTTTATAGTTGTCTTAAACTTATATTCAAATAACTTCTTCTTGATGTTATAGACAGGAGTTCTGAGACCTTTGACGTCCTCTATGACCTTTTCATCATCTTTGTAATAGACGAAGTCGGCCACGTATGTGATTGGTCTTCTTTTCCTCTTCTTTCCATCAATTACAATTTCAAATGACGGTATAAGTTCAAACTGAACCTGAAGAGACAGGTCTCTAATGCTTCCCATCTCTTCAAGTTTCTTGAGTTCTGTATATCTCTTTGCTTCTTTTCGACTGTCAAAGACAATGCCGTCAACAACTGCCTTCTTAGCCTTGTATTTATTCCTGATCATTAGAATTGAATGTCATCCTCTTCCATAATCAATCCTTCATCCTCAAACTGATGAATCAGTCCATTATTCGCATAGTTATTAACAGGTGCTTGATTATTTACTTGTGCTTGTGATGCAGTGGCTGTATTGTTATTTCTGTTTGTCTGAATGAACTGTACAGAGTCAGCAATCACCTCAGTAACATATACCTTCTGACCTTGATTGTTCTCATAGTTTCTTGTCTGAATGCGACCATCAACAGAAACAAGTGAGCCTTTAGAACAGTAACGTTCTGTATTCTCTGCAATCTTGCCCCAACAAACACAGTTGATGAAATCAGCTTCCTGATCATCGCTCTTGAAGTTTCTTTCTACTGCTAAGTTGAAAGAAGTGACTGCCTTCCCACTCCCTGTTCTTCTTAGTTCAGGGTCTCTTGTAAGTCTTCCGACTAATAAAGCTCGATTAAGCATTAATAGCGTTCCTCCTTGTCATTTATTGTCATAAGTTATTATTCTCCTTATCTTCTTCTATGCCATTCACAACGACCGACACAATAACGAAAACTGCAATTGCAATCACAGATACCACAATAAGAACGCCAACAATCAGCATAACGATAGCAAACACAGAAAATACATTTCCTAATACCTGCAATAAAAACATCTATATCACTCCTATCTGATAAATAAGTAAATCATTAGCACTAGTGTAGCAACATAAGCTGCTACAAGAATAAAGAAAACTCTGTTAGCTGCTTTATTGCTTTTGACAAGCTTATTATTCAGCTTCTGAAGATCATCCATTTTCCCACAGTCTTCTCTGTAGAAGTCCAATACAGTTTGGTTTGCTTTTTGATAACTTTTGCACTTATCTTCTAAATCTTCATTTTCAGCCTTTAAATCTTCTAGTTCTTCTTTTAGAAAAGAATATTCTTCTTCTAGCTTCTTATATTCAGCTTCCTTTTCTTCTACAATTTCCTGGACCTGTTCCGATGTATATCTAGTCATATTTACTTGTCTCCTTTCAATTTAAAGTCTTTGATATATCTATCATGATTATGTTGTCTTATATATGATTTCAAATCCCAGTCATTGAAATTGCCTCCCCAAACCCAATAACTTTTCCATAAAATATAAGACTCTGAACATACTTCGCGCCATCTCAATTCGTTTAAATAATCATCGAAACGTAATACCTTAATTTTTTTTACAAAAAAGTCATCACTTAACTTTAACGTTAGAACTTTTAAATCTTTACTTAAGTATTCAGTTTCCCAGTTACCATCATCTTTTAAAAACTGTTCAATTTCTTCATAATTCTTTAGCATGATTATTTAACCCACTCCTTTCACTTCTAAGTCTTCAATATATTCATCGTTTTTATGTGCAGTTAAATATTTTAATAATTCTGTATCTGAAGTATTAGGACTGTAATATAAATCATCAGGATAAAAGAACTTAGTAAACTGCGTATACCATCCACTTTTTTTAAAATATTTATTAAAACCCATCACTTGAATTTTTCTGACATATAATTTAGGTGTTAATTTTAAAGTCAACATTTTAATATCAGGTGTTAAATACTCAACTTCCCAGTTCTTCTCATTTCTTAAGAATGAGGTTCTTTCTTCTTTATTCTTCAGCATCATTGACCACCTCACAATTTTCTAAAACATCTTTGATTAGTGTAGGTGTACTGTCTTCCCACTTAATGAATTGGAATAACTTATCAAACATCACCATGCCGTGCACTCCACGACCTACCCACCAATCACCGTTTCCGCTTTTTTTTGGCTCTGCATCATACAAACAAATATTGCCGTTTCCATCTCTCACGATATACATGTGTACGGTATTATCTGAAAGATATTTTAAAATATCATATTCCAGCTTAGATACCTTGATAGGTTCTTTGTGTTCTGACAAAAGCCATTTCATTCTTTCGAAATAGCATAAACCTTCACCAAATAAGCATTCAGAACATTTCAAATCCACGCATTTTCTAAGCACATTTTTATTATCTATTGCGAATCTGTCATTTTTATCCATCATTGCTAATATTTCTTTCTTAAACTTTTCTGCATTAATCACCGTTAAACACCTCCGCCGTTTTCAGTAATTCTCCAATGCTAAATAATTCGTCTTCTCTTAAGAATTCAAATAACTTCTCACAAAGAGGAACACAACTTAGTGGTTCATCAAATCCTTTCTCAGGAGAGAACCAAGTACCATCCTTATCGATTGGTTTTAATGTGAAGAACGTGATTGTGAAATCATCATCACGTGATACCCATTCATACCCTTCAGATAGCATATATTCAAGTAAGCCGTGCTCCAGAGCATTCATTTTTATCTTGTGCTTCTGATATAACCATCTAACGATATTGATTTTTGAACACACGAATTTAGCTCTTTTATCTATCAATCCCTTTTTATCAGGACAAAATTCACATTTACTGCATGAGCCTTCTTCCTTACAGCAGAATAATTCACCGTTTGATTTATCTACCGCAAAATTGAAACCTCTAGATTTAATTTCATTTTCATAGAATTCAAAATTTGTCATGTTATAAATCCCCTCCTTAATCTAAATCTTCATCATGTTCATACTTCTTACTATCAAGTAACTCTTGAAGCCTTTTGCGTGCTTCTTCCTGTTCAGGAGTTAATACAATAGCGTCTGGTATTTTATTTTCTGAAGATTCTTCTTTTTCTTTCTTTCTTCTCTCTGCTATTGGTATAGGCTTATTTTTTTCAGCCTCTTTATTTCTCAAGAATCCATCTATATGTTTTTCTAGATTTCTTATATCAGTTCTATCTTTTACAGATTCATAATATTCACTGATGTACTCCAACTTGTCTTTCTTAAAGAAAATAGAAAAAATAGATTCATAAGACGGACAATACTCTACAGTACAGTCTTTTTCTCTTTTCTCTTTTCTTTGTTCTTTTATTGTCTTATTAGGGTTTAGTTCTTGGTTTAGTTCTAAACCACTTGCTAAACCACTTGCTAAACCGGTAGTATCTTCCGACTCCTCGTTTTCGCTTTTTGAAAACCCGCTACTTTGGTATTTATCCCAGTTTAATACCGTCACTTTAGTGCCCTTTTTAGATATATCTAACTTAATTTTTCCACATTCTTCCAATAAACGAAGGTATTTAGAAACTGTCGGTTTAGACATATGACACCTTGATGCGACCTGATTCAGAGAGAGGATACATTGTCCTCTCTTGATCAAGTCTCCATGATGATAATAATCAACAGGATTAGTGTGTAGTAAGATGTCAATCCAAAGATGGAACATCTTGGAATCGTGATAGACTTCATCGTAGTCCATCATATAAAGTTTTATCCATCTCCTTCTTTCCATCTTCTAGACCTCCTTAATTAGAACTGTTCGTAATCAAAATTATCATCAAAGTCACCGAATTCAGCATCACCAAAATCAGTATTGACCATCGCCTCTTCTAGAACCTTGTCAGATTCTTCATGTGGCTGTGGTGCTTTAGGTGCTGAACTTTCATGTTCGATTGCTTTAGGTGCTTCTTCCTGTGCCTGTGGTTCTTCATCGTTTACAAATGTAACAGGAGCATCAACATACTCTTTTGTACCATCACTATTGATTACTGCCATATCGGCATCAATAGCGTTCTGCATATCAATTGACATGATACCCCACTTGCTGATCAACTGACGGAGCATAGTCTTGTATGCCATTCCGTCAAAGTCTTTAGACCAGAATGTCCAGTTAGTGCCTTTTCTTTTATCTGCTGCATATCCCTGAGAGTATTTAAGCGCATGTGCTTCCATCTTCTCTTTTGACCAGTACATCGTCTTTCTAAAGCCGTTAGTATATTCAAACATTGCATAATATCCGACTGTCTTAGCGTTCTCTCTTACAAGTTCATCATCAATTAATCTGACTTCAATCTCTTCATTAAGTGGGTCGTAACGGATTAATTCACCTTCCTTAATCGAAATAACATTTAATTTTCTATACTGTCCACTTCTGATAGCTAACTGAATGTAGCCTTTATAGCCTAACTGGAACTGTGCAACTGTTCCTCTCTTAGTCTTGTAAGGTACAAAGTAGTACTGTCCTAACTGAGGAGAAGGAGATAAGTTGAGCGCTTCGCCAAGGAATGCAGCAGTAATGATACTATTAGGCTCACATTCCTGAAGCTTTGGATCATTGACAACTGTAGAAGTAATAGAAGCAATGAAGCGTGTTCCATTCTTACCGCCAACAACATCATTGATTTTTCTCTGTACTGCTGGGCTTGCGATAAAAGTACTGAATTTTGCTTTGTTTGTGTCTTTTCTTAAACTGTTTTTAACTGTCATTGTTATTTACCTTCTTTCTTTCTAGGGAATCTTAAATCATAATCGAAACAGCCATCATATTTGGCTTTGAGGTAGTCTAGAGATGTTTTTAATTCATTAAGCGCTGCATTTGTTCCTACGATTTTACCAACCAACATCTTTAGAGGTTCATTTTCTTCTGGAGAAGCATTTACAGGCTCTTGCTGCTTAACTTCTTCCTTCTTTGCTTCTTCTTCCTTTTGATGTTCCTGTTCGTCACGTCTATTGATGATTTCTCTAAATCTTCTTTCAAGAAGTGGCTTAATGTCCTCAAAAGAGCCGTCTCTTAACTTGTCTCTATAGACACTCACATCAATCATCTCTTGATCAACATCAGTTTCTTTACATCTAGCCTCTAAATAGATTTCTAGAGACTCACAACGCTGTAAGTATGATTTATATGTTTCTTTAGTTCTTTCACATTCCTGTTTGATTGCATCTACTAATGCTTTGGTTGGTTTCTTATTGTTGATGAACTTCTTTAATGAGCTCCAGCGTGGATCAATAGAGAAGACTTTAGTTGCACAATATCCATCAAAATCATTTCTATGCACATAATCATTAAGAGCTTTATTGCAGAGTTTTCTTACAACCATTTCATTCTCTGCTACTTCCTTATCTGTGAATTCCTTAATATCACTAGATAATGAGCTAATAGAAGCATCAAACATCTTAAGAACTTCTTTCATATCGTTCTCAAAGTCTGTGTAGACTTTCATTGCTTCTTTTTTGACTGC